CGCGGCAGGGCTTGGTTCTCGTTGGCGCGGAGCGTGCTCGGCAGCACGTTCGGCAGTTTCTGCGTCATCGGCCATCCTCCTTGGGCGGCGTCGTCATTTCCTGCGCGCCGCCAATGCGTTGCTGCGGACGGCTGTCGCGCGTTCCCTGCTGCGCGTCGCGCTCCTTCTCGCGGCGGGCCCTGTCGCGATCCGGGCCGTCGGTGACGGTGTCGCCGCGATGATAATCATCCTTGGTGGTGCCGTCGTGGAAGGCGTCGCGGATGGCGCTGTCCCGCGCGCTGTTAGGGCCGCCGTCCTCTTCCTCGTCACCCTTCCAGATGCCCTGCGACAGCGAGGCGCTGACGCTTGGCGGCGGCGGGTTGCCGGTCGGGTACGGGGTCCGGGGGCCGATGCCCTCGTCCTCGATGGTCTTGGCAGGGCCCGTGGTCGAGCGCGACGGCGCGTAGGGGCCAACGCCAGCACGCGGGTCCGCGTGGGCGGCGGCAGCTTCCTTTTCCTGCTCGGTCAACAGTTCTTCCGGCGGCACGGTAATGCCCTCGGCGACCGGGCGCGGGGAGGGATCAGCCTCGACGGACTGGGTCCGGTTGGCCGGATGACGCGGGTCCTGATCCCTGTTGTGGATCTTGGTATCGGTATGCGGCTGCTTGTCCGGCGGCGGGGTGTGCTTCTTCTCGGTCGGGTCCTCGCCGACAGCCCCCATTTCCGGCTTGTCCTTGGCGTCCGGATCGGGCTTGCCGGGCGTGGCTCCGGGGCCGGATTTCTTGTCGGTTTTGGTCTCTTCGGTAGCGCCTTTGTCGATGCTGGGCATTTTGCGCGTCTCCCTCTGTTTGCGTTTCGGTCTCGCTTTGGTCTTGCGTGAAACATTTCTGGCAGCGGGCTTTTTCGCGGCTTTTTTCTTCGCTGCCTTGGGCATTTACATGATCCCCGGAGGTGGAGGTGGACCACCCGCAGCGGGTAACTTCGGCGGGCCTTTTCCGTTCTGGCCGCGACTGGGGCCCGGCGGCGGCGGCCCCGCTCCCGGAGGTCCACCGGGACCGGGCGGGGGCGGCGGCGGGCGCATCAGGGCCCCAGTCGGGTCCATCTGCATGTACGCGCCCAGCATCTCCTGATAGCCGTCGATCATGTCGATGACGCCCCGGGAATGCCGGACCGGGTGCAGCAGCATCTTGGTCATTTCGAGGATCAGGTTGATGACCATCGGCGGCGGCAGCACGCCGGATTGCAGCATGCCCTGACCAGCCTGCATGGTGCCGCCGATCACCTGCATGATCTGGGCGTTGGCTTCCTTTTCGGTGGCTTCGTCAGCTTCGACAGTGCTGTCGGTTTCGATGTCGATGGAGCAGAACCGCATGAAATCGGAGCGCAGGATTTCCATCACCGGAGGCGTGACTTCCTCGCCGGTCATTCGCGTGAGGGTCTCGGCGTCGAAATTACGGGCGATGATGTCGGCCTTGAGGCGCATCAGATCGCGGACGAAGTTGGCGACAGCAGCCTTGACGCCCTGCATGCGGCCCGAGCCGACGGTGCCCTTCATGCGCTGCGCGGTGGCGGTTTCGTACGGGTTGGTTGCGCCTCTGATGATGTCGGCGATGCCGATGATTTCGTAGATCGCGTTCTTCTGCTGATCCCGCGACATGTAGAGTTCTTTTAGCGCGTTGACCCATTCGAGGATCGGAACCAGCCATATGTGGTTCTGAAGGCCCCCCGACATGAGATCGACCCCATCGACAGGGAGAAGTTTTCCGTCATCGGCCGTAAGTAGATTAGCGATGTCCTTGTTGGCGGCGTTATAGCCGCCGCGAACTTTGATCTTTGCTGTGAGATCGCTAATGCGTCTTGAAGTGTCGTCGAGGTCTGCGGCAAGATGTGCATAGAGGTCATAGAACGCCTTCGGGATCATCGTATCGGTAGTGACCACCGCGCAGATCGGCTTCGGGATCGGATAGAAACCTTGCAGGCCCAACGTGTCCGGATCGACCCGCAGAGCGCAGCCGCCGCCTTCACGAATAATCCACAGCACTTCGCGGGTGGACCTATTCCAGATTTCCCACACCATCGCCTTCCGGACCACAGTGTCGAGCTTGCCTGCGGTCTTTGGCGCGGATCCGCCGCCAATTGGACTTTTTGCGGCGGTTTCTTCCGTCCATTTCAGTAGCTCGCTTAGTTTGTTGGCCTTGACGTATTCCTGAAGCTTCTCGCTCTCGGCGAACTCTTCCTTGAGCGCCTTCTCGGCGAACAGATGCCGGAACGCGACCCACTCGACATCACCGTGTTGTCTGACAGGATCGATCAGGATGTCTTCCCAGAAGACATACTCGTCATCGACGGTTTCCCAGACCTTGGCGTCCTTCATCTGCGGCTCGCCGGTCGCCGGGTCCGTCAGCGGGCCGCCCATCACGGGATCCTCGACCGGGACCTTCTTGATGACCGGCTTCCAGCGGACGCGGCAGATGCCGCGCCCGGGAAGAAGCATGTCCCTGACCGCCGCCTTGACCGCCTCGTGGCTGCGCTCGTCATCGACGACGATCTCCAGCGCCTTCTCCATGACGGCAGCGGCGGTGTCGATGTCCTGCTGCTTCGGCATCCCGGGGGCCGGGGGAGCCGGTTGCGGCACGGTACCGGGCCCCATCGGCTGCTGCGGCGGGGAAATGGTCGGGCTGCCGGGCAGCATGCCGGGCGGCGGGGCTAAGGGCGGAGCCCCGCCACCCTCAGGCATCGGTGGCGGCGGCGAGGCTCCTACTCCCGGAGGACCTCCAGCTGGGGTAGGGGGCGATGGAGGCGGCCCACCGGGAGGTCCGGGTGGTGGAGGCATCGGACCCCCGGGTGGCACGGGAGCCGCGCCCGGGCCTTGCGGGCCCATCGGCGGCGGCGGTGCTCCCGGAGGGCCCGCGCCCGGGGGCATAGGAGGAGGCCCTCCCATGCCCGGCGGAGGCAAACCGAAGCCGCCGGGGATGATCGGCGGCGGCGGGGGCGGTGCAGGCACCGCGCTCTTTTTGACGAACCTCGAACGCACGACCGGATCGGGCGGCTTCGAGTAGGCCGCTGGCAGCATGACTTCGGTGTTGGCGTAGAGGATGTTGAAAGCGCTGGAGCCGCTCATTTGCGTGATGCGGTTGCGTCCGGCTTTCGGGCGCGTAATGGGGATATCGCCCCGGTAGATCTGGACGATTTCGCGTCCCCGGCCGCGCCAGTCCTTTTCGGCACGCTCGGCGTCGGCGAGGGCCTTTTCCCAGAACGAGGTATCGACTTCGGTCGGGTCGGAGGCGGCAACGTCCGGCTTGTTGGGGTCATCGCCCTCGGGGCTGCGGATGTCCGCGTTGGGCGGCCGTTCCTCACCCTTGGTGTAGGAGCTTTCCGCCATCAGTCCTTATCCTTTTGTTTTTTCTTCTTCTTTTTCGGCAGATCGTACGGCTTGACCTCAATTTCCTTGGCCCCGGGGAACGGAGCGGGGGCACCCTTCAGGCGCGGGTCTTCCGGGTGAAATTCCCTGTGCTCAAGCCCTGCTCCTGCTTCGGCGAGCGGGTAATCGAGCGTGGGATCGGCGAGGTCGAACTGGCGCTGCGGCGCGACCGTGCCGGGCGGCTCGAAATTCCCGGCAGTCGGGGAGCGGTCGAGAAACTGGCCCGGGACCGGCGGGGTTTGCGGGAACTGGTTGAGGCCCTGCTGCTGCCAGACCGCTTCGGCAGGGACAGCGCCTTTCGCGCCCATCGCCAGCAGCTGGGCGAAGGCGTCGCGTAAGCGCTCGTCCTGCTCCGACATATGGGGGCCCTCTAAGCCCTCATACACCGGCTATTGTAGTTCGTCGAGCTTGAAAGCGTTCCGGATCATCAGCGGGTTGAGATCTTCATCCGCCTCGACCCTTGCTCCGAAGGGCCGCGACATGCAGGCGTAGCGGATGTCATCGACGACGTGGTCCTCGCCTTCAGTGTCCAGATCTTCAGGGCGGTTTTCGTCGTGCTGCTGCATCGGGAGAGTACGGATGGCGTCGCGACAATGATCGACGAAGAAGATGAGCGGATCGCCATCATCGTCGCCTCGGAGACGCCATCTAACCTGATCCCAACCTCCCATGCGTTTTGGCGTAGAGACACGCGAGTTGTCGGCACGCCGGAAGTAAACGCCGTGTCTTGCAAAGACCTCACCAATTGACGGACCTGACACGACTTGGAATGCAGATGGGTCGAGTATTCCGTAGGCGATGGGTTCGCGAAATCCTTTGCCATCGGTTTCACGTCTTACAACCTCCTTGGCGACGGCATCGGCGGGGAGCTTCAGCCCTTTGTTCGGACCCGATGAGCCGTACCACTCGCGGTAGCGGATGATGGCGTTCTTGGGGATGCGGCGTTTGTCGTGGATGAAATCATCCTGTGCAACAACCCACCAACCGAGGCTGAAGGGGCTGGCGCTGCCCCAGTCCATTGACCTAAATCGGGTCCAATGCAGTGGAATACGGGGCGGGGTGATGACGTGACGATCCGGGTCAAATTCGGGGAAGAACGCGCCCTCGATGATATTCCAGTCACCGTCGAGCCATGCGCGGACGAG